ACTCCAAACCGTGCTGGAATCCGTGAAGTTAATCGTAGGGAAATCGTTTTCGACGTAACCCCTGATCGCCTTCTTTAACTCCGTATAGTTCACGCCATCGGCCCCCGGCACATCACGCCTTTAGTAGCAGCCCCAGCACCGCGCATCTTGATACCGTCAGTTTTAATAGGCTTCTCAAGCTTATTAGTGTATGCACCAACACTCATAGCCACCGTGTTTGAACTGCTGTGGTTAGGGCCAGAGCCGGGATTTTCTTCAGCCTTAATTTTTTTACCCTTCATGGTATGAGGCTCAGCGTAAGTTGACGCAGGGCCAACTTCTTTGCCACCTTTTTTCATGCTGTAACTAGCCATTATCTCATCCCCTGATTACGCGCACGGGCCATATTTCGACCCATTTTCCGCATATCCATACCCGTAGGGCCACCCTTCTTAAGCTTAGTCAGTGGAGCACCTTTGTGCTTGGCTTTTTCATGCTTGTGCACTGCACCAGCAATCATTTTTTTGTCTTGCGCTAAATCTTTCTTATCCATCATTTACCCCTAAGAAACAGTTACTGAATTAACAGCACCAACGCCAACTAAATCATTGGGAGTTAGCGCAGCATCAAATGATCTTGAGCCACCAACAGGATACCAACCCCATTGAATAATTCGACTGCCCATTGTAATTGTACCTAGTTCATCTACGCTAGTATCATCATTCACGGGTTCTACCTGCAAACCATTTAATCCAGCCTGACGGTACGAATTTGAATCTACTCTTGGGTTACGTATAGCTTGTGGGTCATACACCGGATACATACCGAGTTGCAATTGCGGTTGATCTGGTTCCCAACACTCAGGACAGACTAATATATTTACGTTCTTAGTCTTAATGACAAGGGATTTGAGCTGCTTTAATTTAAAACGAAAGTTACATCTATCGCATTGAGCAATTGCATATTTACCAGAGGCAAACTGATTAGGCATCAGAAGCTCCCAGTATTACCTAAATACATCCTGCGGGGTACAAAACGGACAGCAGCCTTTTCACGATCTTCACCAGCAGCAAAATTCCACTGCTCTTCATAAGCAGCTTTTAACAGGGGAATACGTTCTTGCCCCTCTGGAATCTTCATAGCTATGTAATACGCTAACCCTGCTGTAATACAAGGAAGAAACCTAAACGGCATATCCTGAGTTTGAATACCATCACCCGCATTCTGGATGCGCCTCATACGCCAATAAATTACTTGGTAATACGGCGAAGCTAGCGTCCCTTGGTCAGGAACAGGCCAAACTGTGATTTGGGGGTATGCTGTCTGTCCGGGTTCATACGCACTTGTTGCTGGGTAGGTTGCCCCAGAGTTGCGGCTGATGTAAATCTGTATCGGTCGTGCTTGAGCCAGTTTGTTTGGGATTGTGGCGTAGGTGGAGACACTAATCCTTGTAAGTGTGAGGTCAGCTTGCGTTGAAACATTACCTGCACCCGTCCTTATAACGTGTTCAAGCAAGTCAATCGTATCGTTGGGTAGGTCGTATGTGGCAGTGCCTTGAGCTAAGTTAACTGTGCCCTGCTCAATTGTCCACATATTAATGCCGCGATTTGCCCACTCAATCGTTAGCAAATTCATCGAACGACGTGCAGTACGCAGGTCATACCCCGAACGCATCTCGCGCCCAGCCCGCTCAAAAGCTTCTTCAGCTATGTCGGTGAACTCAAGATTAAAGTCGGTTGAGCCGCTCGTGGTCATCTAAATCTCGCAGTCTTTGCGGCAATTTTTGCCGGTTGCTTAACAAACTGTTTTCCTGCGCTTTTTCCAGCTCGTTTTGCCTTTGTCGTTGCAGCGTATTCTGAAGGTGTAAGAGACTTAATTGCCGCCTCCGGGAGGTATCGTTCGCCAGTTTTGCTAGACGGTTTACCACTTTTTGTCCGCCATTTCTGATCCCCCCAAGCCTTCAAACTCTGCTGCGGCGCTTTAAGGGCCATCACCGTAACTCCCAAAAGCTTCTAAGTATTCTACGGCGTTACGCAAGATTTTTGGGTTATCTTTGAACATACCTAACGCTCGGTTACATTGTTTGCACAACACACCACGAAACTCACCTGTCTCATGGTTATGATCAATTGCACTTTCAACTAGTGAAACTTCTGTTTTGCAAATTGCACAACACTCTTCTTGGCGTTCGTAACGATCAACTAATTGTTCTGGCGTTATGCCACGACGCGCACAGCGTTTTGCAAGTGTCCAACTGTCTTTGCTGCGATACTCTTGAACACGATCTGAATTTTTTGTTGCCCAATCCCGATGCGCTTCGTATAAACACTTGTTGCACACACTTTTCAAAAGATGTGCATTTGCCCCGCCGCGACTTCTAAACAACTCAACTGGCTTCATAATAAAGCATTTTGTACATAACTTCGCATTACCTTGAGCCAGTAACTTTGCTTCGCGTTTCTTTGCTTCTGCGGCACGACGCTTTTCGTTTGTGGCGTACGGCATTTTTAGTCTCTATATCCGCCACCAGCGGCTTTATATTTTTTTGCAACTAACTGACTTTTCCTCGCGGACCACTGTCCTGCGCCTGTGCCATGAGTGGCTGCGGCTTTAACCTGAGCGACAATCTTCTTGCGTAGCCCCGGTTTGGTGTAATTACCTGCCGCATTCACCTTGCCACCTTCGGCATACTGCTCAAAGTCAGTGTCATCCCGCCGAGCTTTACGCTTAGCAGTGGGCATTTTAGAGGGCATGATAGCCCCCATACCGCGAGATGCCATCATCTCAGCACGCCTTACCGCCATAAGCCATTTTCTTCATTTTCATCTTAGCCATACCGCCTTTAGCCATCTTGATCTGCGTACCTTTGGTTTTACCCTTAGTAGCAACACCATCACGACTAGGAGCTGCGGTCTTCACTGCACCCATTTTGGTTGGGGCTACGCCACCACCTTTAGTCATCTTTTTCATCGTAAATTCCTTTCCAACGGATTGAGGGACATCAACTTTCTTTGCGAACTTGGGATTGTTCGCTACTGCTTGCATAAACTTCTCTTGTTTTGCGCTAACTGTGGGCATTACCGCATCATCCCACGAGTCTTACCTTTTTTAGCGATACCATCGCCACGCTTAGAGGCTGAACCTACTTTGCCACCTTTTTTAGCGGTGAAAGTCTCAGATTCTTCCATTTCAAACTCAGCCTTTTTAGGCTTAGGCTTGGGTTTTGGCGCGGGTTTTTTAGGCTTGTTTAGATCCGGCTCATACTTAGACGAATCCATATCTGGAGGGCTAGGCACATTTCTATTTGTTGACATCTTCATCATCCTTTTTTGGCGAGGGCATCAATTTTTGCTTCAAGCCTTTCAAAGCCTGTATCGAAGCGTTCCATAATCTTTTCAAGGTCTGCACGGACCTCTGCACGAGTGATGTGGTCACGGGCGATTTCCTCACGAGTTTTATTTAGCAGAATCTGGATACGCTGTTGCTCATCATGGGAGTTTTTGAGCATAAACATGACAAGCCCCACCAGAACAGAAGTAATGAGATTCCAAATTAGCATCGGGTCCATTTAACACTTCCATGCACGCAAGGATTTATTAATCCGGCTGTTTGGATCATTAGCCGTTTTGGATGACGTAAGCTTCTTTTTCATGCCTTCCATCCTTGCACAGAATGACTTCTTGCGAGGCCCGCCTTCAGGTTGCGGCGCTTTTAACCCAGGTTTGCCTGGGTTGGCTGCGTTATAAGAAGCACGGCCTTTGGCGTTAAGGCCACCTTTTGGGTTTTTTCCTTCTTTACGTTGCCACGCCGGGGTCTTAGCCATAATAGATCTGCGTTGCGGCTATGTTGGAAACATACACATAAACCCCTGTTAAGGCTCTTACACCTTCGCCGGGGATAAGCGGAGCATTTTGAAACACATCTGTATCATCACATTCATACGTTAACAACCAGCGCCCCACGGCATATACCGCCGCAGGGGTTCCAGTGATGGTTCCAGTATTAATGTCTGTCAGTGTAAACGTATTAGCATCTACCCGAGTAATCGTGTAAGTGCCATCCGTTGCTGTGCCGCCTGTGCCTGTCGCAAAGTGAATCCCAATCACATCACCCGTGATAAGACCATGAGCGGTTTTGGTTACCGTCACCGTGGTCCCTGATCGCGCATAAGTTACGCTTGCAGATACTGGAGTGGCGGCGGTATCAAAAAGAACTAAAGTGCCATCCGCAGACCCTGCGCCATAAAACGAAATGCCCTTGACGCGGACCGGACTTGTAACTAAAAAGCCCGATCCATTGAGGTGCGCCTGTTTAACATCGGTTTGCATCGCCATGATGCACTCCTATTAGGACGTTGCGAACGGGGTTGCGGGGGAGCCTGTGCAATTAATAACGCCGGTCACCATGTACTTTAGTGCCGCAACTGCAACGATCTGAATCCACGAACCAGCTACACCGCCAGTTGTGCCACCGTTGAGGTTGATAAAGTCGTCACTTGCACCCGCTGTAAAGCCAGCCATTGCACCCGAAGAATCGGTGTCCACAGACAGGATTGACCCAACAAACCTATCAGTGCCGTCCGTACCAATCTTAAGCGACGAAGTTGCAATCGTCGTTGGCACCCAAATGGTGTAGACCACACCCTCGTTATTGGAGGTATTGGGGTCGTTACCGGGGCCAGAAGACGCAGCGTTAGCCGAAGTGTTAATTGTGGCAAGCGTGAGGGTTAGATCAGAAGCTAGCGTTCCACCAACAGAGATAATTCTGCCGCCGTGCGATACGGGGTTAAGTGTGGTGCTAGAAGTGATTTCTACGATAGTAGACGGGCCTTGCTGATAAATACCGCCCAGCGATCTTACTGGACCGTCAAAGGTACTAATTCCCATGATAATTCCTTATGCACAAGTCGCTTGCTAATCGGTGCATCGTCTGCTGGGACAGTTTAGCAAGCTGGTTTCCCAGATAGCATGTTTATATCAGGTTGTTGAGGGGGCGTCAATAAGTTTGTTTGATTTCAATAAGTTTTCTTGGCGAGGGATTACACGAAGGTTCCAAGGTACATGCAGCCCGCATACAAACTCTGAGCGAAGTGGGATTATGTGATCCACTACATACTGTTCGCCTGTTGTTTTAGTCATAGTTATAGCAATTTGATAAAGCTGACGTATTTCAGATTTTTGTTGTTTGGTTAACCATGTTGGGGTGGCTAACCTGTGCTTTCTCCGGCGGGCCTTAGTGTCGGCGCGTACCCATATAGTGTTTCGTTCTTTCCAAGCTTTTTGGTATACCCGTTTAACTTCCAAGGGGCGTGTGGCAGCAGCTTGTATAACTTGTTCTTTATTGGCTTCATACCATTCGTTTTTACGGTCTTTAACGTCTTCCCGTTTGTTGTACTCGCGGAAATAATCGGCACGTTTCTCTGCCGCTTCTTGCCACTCCACTTTCAAACACTCAACACACGCGCCTTTTGTCTTGCGTGGTGCTACATGCCCATGCTTGCAGGGTTCGCCTGTGAAGTAATACTTAGCCCCAGTAGCTTGGGCTTCTTTGCGGGTTTTGGGTAGGTTTGTGGTATCCATTTCATCTCCTGTGACTTAGTAACGGGTAATATACCACAGAAGTTTGAAAAAACAAAAAACCCCGCCGAAGCGGGGTTCTCTGCGCTAAGTGCTTGATTTATATCAAGCGCCAGAGCTACCATAGATACCTAGCGGATCAGAAACACCGAAAGAATAACGTTCACGGGCTTTGTAGCGAACGTTTCCGGTGTCGAAGTCTCCATCCATTGAATTTTGTAACGGTGTCCGTACAAAATGCTTCAAGCCGTTAGGAACATCGGTCGTCAAAAACCAAGCGTTGGTATCGGTCAAGAAGTGATTAACCGTATAACCCTCGGGGATCGAGCCGTTGTTCTTAATGGCGTTGATGTCGTTGTTGTTTGTAGCAACACGAAGTTCGGTTTCTAGCAAACGGGTTGCAACGAACATCAAAGCAGGAGGGATAATTAGCTTGCGGGGTTTAGCAGCGATCAAAAGCCCACGTTCATCAGTCCACGCAGCAATCTGAATCACTGCATTTTCCAACGAGGTTTCGTTAAGATCCACGCCCGTAGCGGTCGTGTTGCTGTTGACACCACCAGAAACCAGCGGATGCGAAGTTGAGAACAAAGGCTGACCGTCACCGTAAGTTACCGTGGCAGCAAAACCGTTATTCAAAACAGCAGCAGCTTTTACCTGCTTGGTATAAGCCATCGACCGTGCAAGTGCTTTGGTATAACGAGCAGACAAAGAGTCATACAAGTTATCTTCAATCGCTTCTTCAGTGATTGAAAAGCCATAAGCAATGGTCTCGTGCGTATAACGTGCGGTCCAAGCTTCCTGCGCGTTGTCATAAGCAATGGCGCTACCTTCGTTTTTAACTGGGGCAGCAGTAAAGCCTGACAGCTTGGTTTCCTCTTCAAACGAGCGTTCGGAAGATTCAGTTTCGTAAATCTCTTTATGCTCTTCGCCATACTTTGCATACTCCAAACCGAACAGGGCGTTCAGGCCGGGGAGCAGCTCTTTCAATAGTTGTGCGCGTGAAATAGCCATTTAAGTTTCCCCTTACAGACCGGTTGGGTTGTAGTAGGCATGACCACCCAAGAAGGTAGAACCGCTAATGTTCGGCATATTGAACTTAACGATAGCTTCAGGATAGTAAACAGTGCCACTATATGTAAA